CATGGCGCAAAAAATTAAATTTACAATGGCACTTGACTTGCCAAAAAATTAAGACTACGTTTCGAATGTTGGACACAGAAACCTTGGAGAAAAGACATGACACGGTACACGGTAGTGAAACGGAACGGCGCATGGTGGGTTGTCGATGAAGAGGGATATGACGCAATCGCCATTAGCTATGATACGAAAAAAGAAGCTATTGCGGCGATGAAAGTTCGCATGATGGAAGATAAAACGGGTCGGTATTGATCGTGAGCTATGACCACCCCAGGCAGGGTGGTCATGTCGCGCGATCCTGCGCAACTTGGAGAGAACCCATGGCCAAATCCTACGCCCCCGAAGTGGTTGCCGACAGCACTGGCAAGTTCTACGGCAACGCCCTTCGCTTCGCGACCCGCGAGGAAGCGGAAGCAAACGTGCGTGACCTCTGGTCGCGCTGGGTGCTCGTGACTGACACCCGCGTGGTCGAAAGCGACGACGAGCCCAACTATCGCTGGACTGAACAGGGCCTGGTCCGCATCCTGCCGAACTGAACCTGGAAACTTGGAGAGAACCCATGCCGCGAATTTACACTAGCTGCTCTGACCCACTCGACTTCTGCAAGAAGCACTTCCCCAAGACCGAAGCGATTGCGTTCAAAAAGTATGGTGGCAAGGAAGATGGTCCTGATGGGCGGGGCGATTGCTTCGGCTATGACTGCGAGCACCCCGACTACAGCGACACTGATTATACCTGCGTGGTGTGCGACCGTCCGTTGACCGCTGCCGATAACGGCGAGGGCTGACCGCGAGCTATGACCACGCCCCTGAGGGCGTGGTCATGTCGCGCGATCATGCGCAACCTGGAGGGTAGAGAACCCATGTCGAAAAAATCCGAAATTAATGCCCGATATGCACGCTATGAAGATGCATTGTTGGCGGCCCATAAAGCCGCGGAGCACGCCCAGGTCGGCATGGTCGATGCCTTCGCTTGCGGGTTTGCATGGGTGGTCGTGCATGATCGGGCCTTTGCACGCTGGTGTGCAGCGAACAGCAAGGAGGGCAACAGCGCAGCACGCCGGTTCTATGGCAGCAAACACCATGACACCGGATGGTGTTTCTGGAAGCCTGGCAATTTTAACGGTCAAAGCATTGAGGCGCATGAGGCCGGCGCTCGAGCATTTCGCGATAGTCTGGCGTTTGATCTGCAATGCCGGGTCGAAATGAGCTCCCGACTGGATTGATCGTGAGCTATGACCACCCCAGAGCATGGGGTGGTCATGTCGCGCGATCATGCGCAACTTGGAGAGAACCCATGGCGATGGAGAAAAACTACTGGTTTCGTTTCACGGCCTACAATGAACAGGCGCAATATGGCTATGGCACCGCCAGGTGCGCCGACAAGTATTGCGACAACATCAATGAAAGCCGGGAGATCAACTTCTGGCACTATACCGCGCTCGAGGCCGATGAAACGATCGGCCTGGACGGTCGCGACGACACGTTTGACCTGTTCGAAGCGGTCTATGGCTGATCATGAGCTATGACCACCCCAATGGCACGGGGTGGTCATGTCGCGCGATCATGCGCAACCTGGAGGGTAACATGAGCGGAGCACATCAATTCATCTATTCCGTTGGCGAACTGGTCGTCGGGATTGGCGTCATCAGCTTGCTGTTTCTTATCGGCCGGGAAATCGAACGCTGGATCAGGAATATCTGATAGAGAACCCATGGCGAACCAAAAGAGGATCAATGGCATGACGGTATTGGATAAGTTTATGCAGGCATTGCGCCAGGCCGGCGCCGCTGGTATGACCGTCAGAGATATCGAAGAGGCGCTCTATGCTGATCGGGCTGATGGCGGTCCTGATGTCCGCAATTGCATCCGGGTCATGACGTACAACCTGCGCAAGCGGGGCGTCAGCGTGGAACGGGTCACGGTTTATCGGGTTAAACCACGCCGCTAAAAATCTTGGAGAGAACTCATGCGCGAACATATTTGTGACTATGGCCCTTGCGAAAAGGCCGACACCCCGGTTACGGTCAATTACCCGGGAATACCGCCATGGCGCGTGCGTTTCTGCACTGGAGAACATGCAATCTTGTGGCTCCTTCGTCGTATGTCCCTGGGCGCGGTGGACAGGATCAAAGCGGAGTTAACCCATGCCGACAGATGAAAAATTCACCGGGACCATGCATAAACATGATCCGGTCTCGCTCGCACTGAAGACCAGGCAACAGGCCCTGCGGCTGACCGCAATGCTCGATATGCTCGAGGATCATGTGGACCGAGCGAACCATATCGGCATGATCATGGTTGCATTGACGGAACGAGGCGCCCGCATCGTGCTATGCCGCGGATGCCTCGAGGTTGCACGCCAGGAGATGTTGGATGCTGCCGGCATCATGGAAGACCTGATTAAGCATCCTGTCGATAACGATTGACAGAGAACTCATGGCGTGGTTGAAAGCATTTACAGGATAAACAGGAGAATATGGACATGGCAAAAGGCGTTGCGACACCCGCACCAGAGGGTGGATACCAGGTCGTATATGGCAAGGGCCCGCCCGAGATCGTGCGGCGCGCCGGCGCCGCGACCAGCCCAGTGGCTGACACCATGAAGACGATGCCGGCGCCGGCGAACGGCCAGGTGGCCGAGTTCTTCGTGGCTGTGTCGGTCCCCGACACCATCACCGACCCGGCCGAGCGCGACAAGGCGCTCAAGGACGAGGCGCGCAAGGCATCCAATCGCCTGAGCGGCATCGCAAGGCGGGTCGCCAAGGCGGATGCGAGCCTGAACTTTGCACTGCGCACCAAGGTCCAGGACGATAAGATGGGGATCGTGGTCTACCGCATCGCGCCGGCACCGGCGAAGACTAAGGCCTGATCGACGCGCGTTTGGTTCTTGCGTCAGCGTTCGATCGGCCTGGACGATGCCCGCATTGCACCTCCAAGGCTGCGGGCATCGTTCTTTTTGGAGGGCAACATGGCAGTACTCTATACGTTTGGCGACATCACTGATGCGTCCCTGGTGCTGGCCGCGCTCGCGCAGCACTCCCAGGCGAACAAGCATCTAAGCCCGGTCGTCGCGATGACGATCGCGCGCACGATCGTCCAGGATCATGTCGAAACCTTCTACCGCGACATGGTAGAGAACCCATTGCGCGGACATTATAACCTTTATGTGCTGGCCAATGGCGAGCGCAACGATATCCCGGACGACACGATGCCCGATCGCGCAAGACGCGACGAATGGGATGCCGGCATCGATGATGTGGTGGAAAAGGTCTTCGCGCCTTATGAGCGATGCGTCAGTGCCGACTGGTTTGGCCGCAACGTCATCGACACCCGCCTGCATGAGAGGCCCGCGGCTGGCCCTGATGCCATTCACCGGCTGGCCGATAGCTTCGCGCGCGAAGCCTGGCAGAACCTGATCCATGTCCTGCAGGACGGTGAAGACGGGAAGGAGGTGGTCGAACTCAGCACCGCCAAGATCCTGTCTGCGGTCGGCGTTCTGCGATCGGATATCGAGGCCCTGCTGGCCGAACAACCTGACATTCAACCGGAGAAGGAAATCATGAAGCCCATGCCTGACGTCAGTACTACGCTGCGCGAGTTCATCGAGCTCACTGGCATGAGCCAGCCCGAAGTGGTCGCCCTGCTCGAGAACGTCCTGGACAGTGATGAGGGACTGTCGATGTCGGGGATCACGCAACTGGGCGGCGACAAGGAAGATGCCGCGGCCCTGCAGAAGTTCGTGCGCGAGCAATTCGAAGCCGACGCTTCCGACCTCTATAACATCATCGTCAATGGCGCCACGATCTATACCCCGCCGGACGAGGAGGAAGAGCTTGCGGCCCTGATGGGCGGCGCCCCCGAGGTCGTCATGGAGCCACCGGGCGCGCCCAAGGTGACCAATGGCGCCGGCCCTGAGCCCAAGACCCGCAAGCGTACTCCGAAGGGCGAGCTGGTCGGCGCGATCCCGACCAAAGCCTGGGAATTGATCCGCATGCATGTCAAGACCCGCGACGAGGATATCGGCAGCATGCTGGGTGTGAGCCGGCAGACCTTCATCAACTATAGCAAGGGCAAGCCGCAACTCATGCCCTCGCAGGAACAGCGCAAGGCCCTGCTCGATCTGCTTTACAAGCACCGCAGCGGGATCGATGATGCGATGAAGCTGATCAGTGAGACCAAGTCCACGCCATGATCCTGCGGGGAGACCCATTGCCGTGGCCTACGCCTTCCGCTGGAAGTGGCAACGCTGGCAACAGCAGAAGCGAAGACGCTCGTCTTATTTCCGGCGCGCAAGACAAGGTCTGCCGAGCCCAGAGGGAATTGGCAAACCTGCTCTACCGGCTGGCGAAGCGGGATCTGGAACGACCGAGAGCGGACAAAGCCTCAATTTCCTGACGCGCATTCTCGATGCGCTCGGCATGACGGCAGAGCAAGCGGCGGCGAGGTTCATTTTTGCGCCTGGCGATCTGCAGCAGATGCAAACCGGCACACGCGGGCAGATCGCTGCGGTCGACCAGGACGAGATCTGGGTGAAACTCGCAGATCATATCGATGCGCAAATGGGAAAGCTGGTCTCGGTTCGCGAGGAGATGCAGCGCAAGATGAGCTCGGAGCGCAAGAAACGCATGCTGAACCGGATGAGGATTGCAAGACGATGAAATATGAAAGCAATGGAGCGATCGTGGCCCCCTCGCGATCGGCGGGGCGTGATGCCCTTCTGCAGTATGGGGTCTGCGATATCTTCTATCCTAGCGACGAGCAGATCAGTGTAATCCCGTCTATCCTGCTGATCACCACTGAAGCAGAGGCCACCGCGCTGCCCGCCGGCACTCCCTGGGCGCTGGTCGATGGCGCCTCGCCCATCCTGGTCGCCATGATGAGAGCGCGCGTAGGCCCGCCTGTGCGGATCGCTGACGTCATCCGCGCCCTGAACACGGAATATGCGATCCACCCCAGCAAGCTGACCACCTGAACTTGGAGAGAACACATGGCGCAAACCGTAGAACAGAAGGCGACAGAAGGCGTCGAAGCAATACGCCAGATCGTGACGGAGCGCGATGCACTCCGTCAGCAATGCACCGAGCAAGAGCGGTTAATCAACCGGCTACAAGCGGTGAACGATACAATCGAGCGGCAACATAACCAGTTGGTTGGCGAACGCGATCACTATATGAAGCAAACCATGTTGTTGATGAACCAAATCAACAACGCCGCATCTATCATCAACCAGGTGCGCGACGAAAGCCGGAGCATCATCCGCGACATTGTCGGCCCCCGCGGTCAAAGCCCAGAGGATCTGACGCGCGAGCTTGAAGCCGAGATGCCGAAGTTCATCGAAAATCTGAGGACTAACGGCACACGTCCGTCATGAGTTTCTGGATAGGCTATGTCTCTGGTTTCATCACAGGACCAATCGCGCTGATTGGCATCCTGTATCTCTTGCGTAACGTGACAATGCCAATCCTATTCATGCCGGATGACTAGTGATGACGAACGACGATCAGCCGACACTGCGCCTCAAGACGTTGCGGGAAGCGGAGCTAATCGTCAACGTCAGCGAAGTGCTTCCTGGTGGGCTGCATGATTGGCCACAGAAAATACAAGACCGTATCCATAAAGCAGTGGAGAAGCTGGAAGAGCGGACTGGCGTTCGATGGACTGTCGTTGCTTCTCGTAGTGACACTGATCCTGACACTGGTCCTTTTCTCCATGTCGTGGCCGTGACATCCCAGCAGGAAATGTTTTGAGCGTTGTTATTGGTGTTGATGGCGGTATCCATGGCGCGCTCGCCCGCTATGACGGGACCACCATGACGATCGAGGACATGCCTGGATGGATGATGATGGTCGGACGGAAGGAGCGCCGGCGCATCGACGCGGTCGGGCTCCTCGAGTATTTCGAGATGCAGAAGATGATGGGCGCCGAGCTCGTCGTCATCGAACAGGTCGGAGCCAGACCGTCCCAGAGCGGTATGTTCGTGTTTGGCTACTCCTTGGGACTGGTCTATATGGCCTGTGTAAGCGTTCGCTTACCGATCGAGACCGTCCCGCCGCAAGTCTGGAAGCGGATGCTCAACGTCCATGGAAAAGAAAAAGGAAAAAACAACGCCATCATCCACCGCGCTGACGAGCTCATGCCTGAGCATACTGGGCTCTGGCGGGGACCAAAGGGTGGGCACCTACTAGATCGTGCGGAGGCAGGCATGTTGGCCTACTATGCATTGAAGCATGCACTCCATAGCACAAAACACATGAATGTGCGTGACTCAGAATGGCGATTGGCGTATAGGTGATGGGACTGCACCCGATTGACATAGCGCTGCAATTGTTAGCAGTCCTGGCGATCGTGATCGTAGGGATGATGGTCCTAGGACTAATATCAGGCCGCATTTTCTAGAAACGAGATGCATATGCCAACCCATCAGACGTTCCAATACCAGGAAGATGGCGCCAGGTGGTTATCACAACGCGAAAGAGCCGGATTACATGACGAGATGGGGGTCGGCAAGACCGCCACCGCATGGCGCGCAGCCGACATGCTTGATGCGCGCCGCGGCCTGGTGGTCTGCCCCGCACACTTGAGAGAAAACTGGATCAAGGAACACCATAAGTTCGCACACCGCGCCCGCCGGCTCTGCAAAGGTGAGGATCATCGTGATTTCGAAGCCTGGTTTCGCGGCCGGTTCGATGTTCTCATTACTAGCTATGAGCAAGCGACTAAATGGGCGCCAAAGATCCATGATAGCGGTGAGATCCTGGATTTTGTCATTTTTGACGAGGGCCATTATCTCAAGAACAGTGATGCCAAGCGCACCAAAGCGCTGCTCGGCCCGCGGTGGGATGGTCAGGACAGCGCTATTGCATGGGCGCTAAGGGTTTGGCACCTGACCGGTACGCCAATGGCGAATGATCCGGTTGACATCTTCACCTTCCTGCGCATGTGCCAGGCGACGAACCTGGGAAAGTACCAGTTCATCAACCGATATTTCCATGCGCAAGAGACACGCTATGGATCTCGACATACACCAATCAGGGCGATGATCCCTGAGCTCCAGAAGATGATCAGGGATAACGCGATCAGGCGCACTCAGGAAGACGTAGGGCTGCAGCTACCGCCCATTCACTTAACATCTACATTCGTGGACGGTGACACCGACGAGGTGTGCAAGCTGATCGCGGCGCATCCTGGTCTTGAGGCTGCAATCAAGGTCGCAGTGGAGCAAGGTGGGATACAGTTCATCGACGCGCCTTATATGTCCACGCTGCGCCGGCTAATCGGTGAAGCCAAGGCGGTGCCCTATTCCCACATGTTGCTGGCGGAATTGATTGACGGCGACATGGGCAAGCGGGTGGTTTATGGCGTCCATCGCAAGGCGCTCATGGAGATCAAACAGTTCCTGCGGGATAGAGGCATACATGCCGTGCTGGTTAACGGGGATACCCCGATACGAGGAAGGGAAAGTGCTGTGACGGAGTTCATGGAAAACCCTGAGTGTCGCGTATTCTTGGGGAATATGCGCGCCGCCGGCACGGGCCTGACGCTGACCGCATCAAGCCGGATCGATATTTTCGAGAGCGAGTGGTCACCGGCTGCAAATGTGCAGGCGATCAAGCGTGTACACCGCATAGGCCAGAACGACCACGTCCATGCCAGGTTCATCACCTTGGCGAACAGCATTGACGAGATGGTCAACGACACTGTCGCGCGGAAGACCGCAGCGATTGCCAAAATCGAGGGCGTTGCAATGAACGCAGCACCCCTTGATCTCGCCATAGATATGCGTTAACAAACTTGTCTTGACATGGAGGACGACAATGAAAGTCACCGTTACGTTTGAGTTTGGATCTGAAGCAGAGGCTGTGGCCTATCTCACGGAAGGGCCGGCAACGGCAAAGGTTGTTGCCAACCGTGAGACATTCGCGGGAAACGCTCTTGCCGCCTCGCCGGCCCCGGCTGGGCGCCCTGTCCCGGCGCCTTCTGTGCCACAGAGCGCGCCGCCGGCTTCTGCCCCGCTGCCGACCCCGTCTCCGATGCCGCCACCGGCGCCCGCGAATAACGGCGGCGGTAGCGTCACGATCCAGGCTGTGATGGGAGCGATGCAAGAATACGCAAAGCAACACAAAGCCGCGGGCATCAAGAATGTACTGTCGCATGTTGGCATATCGAAGATCACCGAAGCCAACCCCGAGCAGTTGCTCTGGTTGAAAGGTGTGTTCGATCTGAACCAGCCCATGGCGGCAGCATCCTGATTGGTTAAACTCGATGCGGGTAAATGGCTTGGGCCGTCCACGTTCGCGGCTGTCAATGTTCCTAGCCATTTCGTAAGTGGTCGTGGCCAACCTGCAATCTTTCTGAAAGAAACAATGGAACACGCACTCCGACAGCATGCGAAGTACAATGCATCATCCGCATATCGATGGATAGCGTGTCCTGGCTCCGTGGCGCTGTCGGAGCGCGCTCCAAAACTACCTCCGAATAAATGGGCACTCGATGGAACTGAGGCCCACGAACTGCTGGACTATGCTCTCAAGAATAAAATGCGCGATGCATGGGAAGCCTCGATCATGGCGGATCGCATTGCGAAGGACACCCACCCTGATGCCGGCGAGCGTATCGACAGCGTACAACAGGCGCTCGATTATATCTGGGACATCATGGACGCATATGAAGATGCGATCATGTATGTCGAACACAAATTTGAGTTCCCGACCAATGTCGCGCCAGGCCAAGCCTATGGCACATGCGACTGCGTGATCTATGTCCCGTCACTGTCGTTGCTTTTTGTTTGCGATTATAAGCATGGCATGGGCCTGGTCGAAGTGGAAGAGAACGAGCAAGCCTTGTACTATGGCACGGGCGCCGTGCTGGGTTCCGGCCATATGCAAGCCGATACGATCGGCCTGGTGATCATTCAACCGCGCCCCTCTCATGCTGAAGGGCGCATCCGTTCATCGTTCGTGGATCGCAGCCGGCTCGAGCAGTTCGTCAACGAGGTGGACGCTGCGATCGTTGTCGCACAGGCGCCGGATGCACCTCGCATACCGGGCCCGCATTGCCGCTATTGCCCTGCAAATACGATCTGCCCCGAGCGCGAGGCCCAGGCGCTGTCCGCAGTCAGAGGGATGTTCGCGAACGTGAAAGACATATCCAGAGACAAGCTTCCTAACCCGTCGCACCTCCCGATCGAGCGCTTACTCGAGATCAAGCAGGGCATGGCAACGCTGCGCGAGTATCTCGATGACGTGGACGAGGCGCTGTTTGCCTATGCGATGGAAGGCGGTGTCGTGCCAGGTTTCAAGCTGGTCGAAGGCCTCGCCCGCCGCAGATGGGAAGGCGACCCCGGCGAGATCGCCAACACGCTCCTGACCGTTACCAAGGTGGACGACCTCGACCAGGTCTATCCGCGCAAGCTGATCGGGATCACCGAAGCCGAGCGGCTGGTCAAGCAAGCGCTCAAGGGTGGCCGCAAAGTCAGTGCCAGCATCATCAAGGACGAGGCAGATTTCATTCTCGGCGCCCTCACCGTGAAGGAGAGCAATGGGAAATTGACACTCGTTTCACATCTCGATAAACGTGAAGCAATACACCGCGATGCGGCGGCAGCGGTGTTACAGTATGTTGATGTGCCGCCCCAAGCAGAAGAGGAAGCTTAAGATGACTAACACTACAGTTATGCGTGACAGCAACGTGGGCGATCAGTGGATCAAGGAGGCATGCGAAGCCAACCCGGTCCAGTGGGTCAAGAGTGCAAACGGGGAGAACACCCAAAACATCTTGACCGGTCCTGTGCGGCTGTCGTTCTGTGATGCGTTGCTCGAGGCCAAGCCGCAGATGCGGTCGGACCCGAACAGCCGTATCGCGTTCAGCACAAGTATGCTGTTCACGCCGTTCACGGACTTCACCCTGTTTTATGCCGAGTACAACCGCATCGCACTGGCAGAGTTCTCGAGCCATTTCGACAAGGCTACTCGTCAATTCAATGGGTTGGACAATCCGTTTTTTGACCAAGGTACGAAGGCGAAGTTCTCCGGGTATACCCCCGGTTTGCTGGCAATGAATACCAGTTCGAACTTCAAGCCTGCGGTGGTCGACAGCAGAAACAACCCCGTCGCACCGGATCGCGTGTATCCCGGCGTGTGGGCGATCATATGCTTGAATGCATATGCATCCGGCAAGAACACCCCGCGCAAGGGCCCGCGCTTTGGGCTGCAATCGGTGATGATCATTGGCGACGATCAGCCTCTGGTCGGCGGCGGTGTCGATCCCAAGGCGGTGTTCGCCGGCGTGAGCATCAAGCCGCCGATCACTGTCGCGCCGGCCGCATTCGGCCAGCCGGTGCCGCCACCTCCTGGCGGCAACGGGCCGATGGGCCTCTATCCGCGGGCCGTTCCTGCGGATGACGACGACCTTAGCGCGTTCCGCTGAGATCGCATGTGGACGCCCACCTGGATTTTGAGACCGGGTCTGCGACCGACCTTCGAAAGGCGGGCGTCCACCGCTATGCCGAATGCAGCACGACCAGGATCTGGGGCTTCGCTTACAGCCTGGGCGGCGACTATGTGCATCAATGGCGACCGGGGCAGGACGCCCCGGTCCCTCTCCTGGATCACGTCGAGCGCGGTGGCATAGTCCACGCCCACGGCGCCATCTTCGAACGCACAATCTGGAATAAAGTCCTTCTAAGGCTCCATCCTCGCTGGCCGCGGCTGCACATCGCGCAGCAAAGATGCACGATGGCTCGCGCAGCCGCTGTGGGACTGCCCCAGGATCTTGACACGCTGGGCCAGGTGCTAGGCCAGACCGAGAAGAAGGACAAAGCCGGCGCCGCGGCGATGCGCAAGATGTCCAAGCCGCGCCTGATCGCCCACGATCGGATCGAGTGGTGGGACGCGCCAGAACTGCTCGATGAGAACATGCGCTATTGTGAGCAGGACGTTCGCACCGAGCGCGAGACCGATCGTCTGCTCCCGCCGCTCTCGCCGGCCGAGCTCGAGATCTGGTTTCTGGATCAGCAGATCAACGATCGCGGCATCTATATCAACGTGGACGCGGTCACACGCGCGGTTGACATTGTCGAGTATGCAAAACGCCAGGCTGATCGCGAAATGAAAGCGATCACGGGTGGCGCAGTCAAACGCTGTACCGAGGTCGCGCAGATCCTCAAGTTCATTCAATCGCGCGGACTAGCAGAGTTTAAGACACTACGCAAAGGGGACCACGATGAGATCATGCTTGTTGGTGACATTATTGGCGATCCCGTTGTCCGTAAAGTCGTGGAGCTACGACGAGAGGCATCAAAAACGAGTACTGCAAAATACACCGCTATGCTTAATTGCGTCTGTGCTGACGGAAGGCTACGAGGACAATTCAATTATCATGGTGCTGGACCTGGCAGATGGGCTGGTCGACTCGTACAACCACAAAACCTGGTACGAGTGGATGAGGAGACAGAGAGTGATATGGTCAGGTTCATTGATAACATACTCGACATGCCAATATCATCAGCCGAGGCGTACGAACTGATCCGCATGGCTGGATATCCGGTGCTACCGGCACTCGCCAAGGCGATGCGCTCGATGCTGATGGTACCGTCATGAGGTTTATCGGCGGCGACTTCAGCAATATCGAGGGCCGGATCAACGCCTGGCTCGCTGGCGAGGAGTGGAAATTAGAAGCGTTCCAAGCTTACGACCTGGGCTATGGACCGGATCTCTACCGGGTGACGTCCTCCAGCATCACAGGGAAGCCCCTGGAGGAGGTGACCAAGAACGAGAGGCAAACTACGGGCAAAGTCCCCGAGCTCGCCTGCGGCTACCAGGGCGGCGTGGGGGCGTTCCTGACGATGGGGATCACCCAGTCGCCCCCTCTGCACCCGGAGGACATGGTCGCGCCCCTGCGCGCCGTCACCCCGCCAGAGGCATGGGACGCCATGATCGAGCGGCACCCCAC